GCAACAGCCGCACCTTTCAGCGGACCTCATTCGCACTGCCTGCCGAAACGAGTTTGGCGACACGTTGTCGATCGAGCGCGGCGGCCGCCCGACATCGGTCGACATGCCGCCGGTTCGTACGTTTCAGCACTTCATCAAGCGTTTGAAGGAGTCCGAAAAAGTCGCGCTCACCAAGTTGTCGAACCCGGACAAATACCGCTCGACCATGGCGCCTTCGGGCGTTGGAGCCTTGAGGCACATTCGCGAACCGAACGCGCTTTGGCAGATCGACGCCTCGCCGGTCGATGCGCTGTGCACGGATGGGCGCCACGCCATTTACGCCTGCATCGACATCGCGACCCGGCGGACCCTGTTCTACGTTTCCAGGACCCCGCGCGCTTCTGCAGTCGCGATGCTGCTCAGGCGCGCGATCCTTGCCTGGGGCGTGCCCGAAACGATCAAGACCGACAATGGCTCGGATTTTATCGCCACCGCCACCAAGCGCCTGTTCGCGGCTCTCGATATTGAGATGGACGTTTCCGACGCCTACAGCCCGCAGCAAAAGGGGCATGTCGAACGTGTCATCAAGTCATTCCAGCACGACTGCGCAACAACGCTGCCAGGCTTTGTCGGGCATTCGGTCGCCGACCGAAAGGCGATCGAGGACCGCAAGACCTTTGCCGATCGCGTGGGAGCGGACACGGCCGAACTCTTCGGCGTCTCCATGTCGGGCGCGCAGCTCCAGACCTATGTCGATGAATGGGCGGAGCTGCGGTATCAGCACCGACCGCATGCGGGCCTGAATGGCCAGACGCCCGCTCAGGTCGCCGTTGCCTCCGCCGCCTCGATCCGCACCGTCGATGCCCGAGCGCTCGACGTCCTGCTGATGCCGGTGGCAGGCACCAACGGTCTGCGCACGGTGACCAAGCGCGGTATCCGCATCGATCATCACCACTATGTCGTTCGGGACGCGCTGCCGGGCACTCAGGTGTTCGTTCGGCTGGACCCGAATGACGCCGGACGGGCGGCCACATTCGATGCAGGCGACGGCTCCTACATCGGCGAAGCCGTTTGTCCCGAGCTCGCCGGTATTCATCCCGACACGGTTCTGTCCGCCAAACGCGAAGCGCAGGCCGAGACCCTCGACGCCGCGACCCGCGAGGCACGACGCAAGATCCGCGAGATCACCAAGGGGCCGGCACTCATTGAGCGCGTGCTCGAGGTCGCTCGGCGAGATGCGCCGAATGTGGTCGCACTGCCCAAGCGCGAGGAGCGCCACGTTACGCCCGACATCACGGCGGCACTCGACGCGGCCGAGCCCCAGGACGCGCTGGCACTCCCCAACCGGGCGGCGGAGCTGCTGAACGAGATGCGCGAGGAGCTGGCGACGCCTGCCGCGCCCGGCGTCACTCCGCTCAGGAAACAGGAAACCCCGCAACTCCGCTTCAAACGGGCACTCGACCTGGAACGACGGATTGCAGCCGGGGACATCGTCGACCCGTCCGAGGCCGTCTGGCTCGGCGGCTATCAGGCCGGGCCTGAGTACCGGGCTCTCAAGACGATGCGTGAGGATTTCGGCGGCTGAGTGCCGCCCAAGAAAAAAGGAGCCCCGGCGAACCGGGGCCCCCAAAGGCTTCTTGAAGGATGAGAAAATGACGGGAAACGAGAACACGGTCAAGCGCGGGTCCATTGCTCCGCTCAAGAACGTCGCAACCCTGATGATGATGATCGAGGCGCTGCGCACCCGCGCGGTGGGCCTGCCGGGCATCGGGGTGTTTAGCGGCGACAGCGGCTACGGCAAAAGCGTGGCGGCGCAGTACGCCATGAACAAGACCTCTGCCATCTACATTGAGGTCCGGCACTATTGGGCGAAGAAGACGTTCTGCGAGGCGCTGCTTGCAGAGCTCGGGCAGCATCGTCCGCGTGGCACGATCGCGACGATGATGGGCGACATCATTCATCGCCTCGGCGACGCTCCCGACCGCCCCCTGATCATCGACGAGGCGGACAAGCTGGTCGACGGCAAGATGATCGAGTTCGTCCGCGACATCCACGAGACGACGCAGGTCCCGGTCATCCTGATCGGCGAAGAGCTGTTGCCGAAGAAGCTCGAGCAGCACGAGCGGGTGCACAACCGCGTGCTCGATTGGCAGCTTGCGCAGCCCTGCGACGGGGACGATACGGCTGTTCTGGCGGAGTTCCTCTGCCCGGATATCGAGATCGCGCCCGACCTTTTGGAGGACATCCGGAGCCGAACGGCGGGCAAGGCGCGGCGCATCGCCACCACGCTGCACGAGGTCCGGCAGTTCGCTCGTAATCACGGCCTGGCTACTCTCGATCAGGAAACCTACCAGGGCCGGATCTTCACCGGCGAGACCCCGATCCGTCGTCGTGCCGGAGGGCGTGGCTGATGGCGGCGGTGCTCAAGCTCAAGACGATCAACGGCCGACCGATCCTGCGCGGCTACGAGCACATCTGGTCGGTGATCCTCGATCTTACGCGCGATGGAAGCACGTTCACGCGACACGACGTGGATCAGCGGAGTTGCGACCCCGGCGACAACACCGTGACCGACTACCTGCGTCGCTTGCTTCGGGCCGGATATCTCGCCGATGCCGGAACCTGTGAGGGGTCTGCCACTCACTACCGTCGCCGGGTCTACCGGCTCGTCAACCGTTGCCAAGAGGCTCCGCGCCTGCGTCGCGACGGGTCGGCAGCTCCAACGCCGGTCAACCAGCTCATGTGGAACACGCTGCGGGTCCTGCTTCGCGATGGCTTCACCGTCCGCGATCTTGCCGCCTTTGCATCGACCGATGACCAGAGCGTTTCGGAAGTCACAGCCGCCAGCTACGTGAAGCGCCTCGCCATGGCGGGTTACCTCCATTGCCTGGAGCCCGGCCGGGGCAGGCGTCTTGCGAAGTGGCGCCTCAAGCCGGCCATGAACACCGGTCCGCGTCCTCCGAAGGTGTTGCGCACCCACGCAATCTACGACCCCAACACCTGCTCGCTCCACGGCGACGGGATCGCCGACGAGGTCGCGTCATGACCCCGGTCATCCTCAGCATGGTCGACAAGGCACGCGTTGCCTGGGGCGGCAGCGCACCCGATTGGGTGCGAGAGCTTGCGGGGCTCGCCGACCGCGAGGGACTGAGCGGCGCGGCCGTGCGGATCGGCTATTCGCCCGCCACGACCTCGCAGGTCATCAACGGCAAGTACCGGGGCGATCTCTGCAAAGTCGAGGAGCGGGTGCGCGGCGCGTTGATGGGGCTCTCTGTCGACTGCCCGGTCCTCGGCGATCTCAGCCGCGACCAGTGCCTCAATTGGCAGAAAAAGCCCTACGCGCCGACGTCTGCGCACCGCGTTCGAATGCATCGGGCGTGCCGCGCCAACTGCCCGCACTCACGCATCAAGGGAGGCGACGATGCTCTCTGACGATCTCCGAGACCTTCACGTTCATCTCGAATGTAGCACCGAAGAAGACGGCAGCCTGATCCTGCACCCCTTACTTGCCCGGATCATGCTTCAGAGCCTTCGGGATCTCTCCAACCGTGCGGCCAGCCTTGAGGCGAGCCAGGTCAATGGACCAGCGCGCCTGACCGAGGCGGATCTTGCCAGCGGCAAGGTCGCGCGATTGCCGATCGTGCCGCGCCCGGTGCGTGCCGACAATGACGAGCGGGGACCGGCGGCATGAGCGGAAACATTGAAGACCTGGTCGAGGAAATCCTTGGTGTCGTGTTCGACGGTCATGCGACCAACCGGTTGTCGCCGCGTGCGGCTGTCGAACTGGCCGCACGCATCCTTTGTAGGGGAACGACGCGTGCCGAGCTCGTCCGCTCGGTCGCGCAACTGATCATCCTCATCAACGCCGACATGCGCGAGCGCGCCCGGTTGCAACGCGAAGCGCAGGAGAGAGAACGCGTGGGGCCGGTTGCCCGGTCCTGGCGTGTCCGGCCGGACATCGATGACGTGCTCGGCACCGCGCCACCCGATCTCACCAAAAGGATTTGCGGCGACCCGGCACCGGGTCGCTCCGCCCTCGATCAACGCCAAGGAGGCATCCAGTGACCAACCCCACGACCGACGACGGCATCATCGACGTCAATGGCCGGCCCTACATGACCGACACCAAGGGGGCGCTCGTGCCGTTCGACTTGGTCAAGCCGGCGCACAAGCTCGAGGACGAGGTGGTGCGCAAGATCATGCGCTTCGCCGATGAACTCTCCGCGCAGATCGCCCGCTTTCGCGGGCACACCATGACGGACCTCGGAGAGCTTGATGCGCTGCTCGCCCAGGAGCACTCCCTCACCAAGGGCGGCCCGAAGGGGAACCGCACATATCAGTCCTTTGACGGGCTGATGAAGGTCGAGGTCAAGGTGGCCGATTTCATCGACTTCGGCCCGCAGCTTCAGATCGCCAAGCGCCTGCTGGACGAGTGCCTGACGGAATGGGCGGCGGACAGCCGGCCGGAGATCCGGGCAGTCATCACCCGCGCCTTCAACACGGACAAGGAGGGGCAGGTCAACCGCTCTGAGATCTTCATGCTGCTCAGGCTCGATATCGAGGATCCGCGCTGGCAGGAGGCGATGCGCGCCATCCGCGAGGCCATGCGGGTGACCGGCTCGAAGGAGTATGTCCGTTTCCATCGCCGCGCCCGGGTCACTGATCGCTGGCAGGCCGTCACCATCGATCTCGCGAGGGCTTCATGATGGGGACGCTCGCTGCGATCCACGTCGCGAGGCGCCAACTCGGGCTCGATGACGACACCTATCGCGAGATCCTGGAGCGCGAGACGGGGAAACGTTCGGCGGCTGAGCTGAATGAGCGTGAACGTCGCAAGGTGGTTGCCGTCTTTGAGCAGAAGGGGTTTCGGCGCAGCCCGAAGCCGAGGCGGGACCGGTTGTCGGGGCGCTACGCCGGCCGTCTCCAGGCGCTTTGGATCGCGGCCTGGAACCTCGGCATTGTTCGCAACGCCTCTGACTCAGCCCTGATTGCTTTCATCAAGCGGCAGACGGGGCTCGACCATGGTCGCTTCCTCTTGCACGCCGAGGACGCCTCCAGGGCGATCGAAGCACTCAAGGACTGGATGCGTCGGGAGAGCGGCGTTGCCACGCTCTTTCGATACGACGAAACACAAGGGCCGCTCTTCAATGACGATCGCTGCCAGATCCTTCTCGCGCAGTGGATGCGCTTGCTCCAACTCGACGCCGCGCCGGCGGCGTCGCTCGAGGCGTGGGTGGCCCAACTGCAGGCTGGCGCCGGCTTGGCCGATCTGACCCGCGACGGGTGGATCGACACGATGAATATCCTGGGCTCGCGTCTGCGCAAGGCACTCGCCGCCCGGAAAGCGACCTGACGGGGGATGAAGGCCATGCCCGGCAAGCCGACCGTCACCGACCATGCCGTGCTGCGCTACCTCGAGCGTGCGCACGGCCTGGACGTTGACGCGGTGCGCGCGCACATCGCCGGGCGGGCAATGACGGCAGCCGAACTCGGTGCGCTCGCGGTCAAGATTGAGGGCGTGCGATTTGTCCTCGCAGGCCGAACCGTCGTCACGGTCATCCGCAGGCAGTGGGTGCCTCGTCCGCCAAACGGGGGGAAGACATCGTGACCAGCTACGACTATCTTCCCGGCATCCTGGCCGAGATCGCGGACGTCGCCGGCCTTGATGCCGCCTTAAAGCTTGCAGCCGAGAAAGGCGGGCAGACAGTCTACATCCCGAGCCATGCAAGCGACGACCATTGGCTGACCAGCACCGTTGGACCGGAGGCCGCTTCGGCCATTTGCGAGCTCTATCGCGTCCGCAACACCGGAGGGCGGTTTCTGATCCCCATCGCCCGAGAGGCATCCGCACGCCGGACGCTCGTTCAAGCGCTTGTCAATGGCGCCTCCGCGAGGCAAGCTGCGGCCGCGTCGGGGCTGCATGAACGCACGGCATTCCGGGCTCGCCGCCGCCTCAAGGCAAAAGATCCAAGCCAGGGCGATCTCTTCTAGGCCTTGACCCTGACGCTGTCAGTCTCACCTCACAACCTGCGATCCGCCAACGTGTCGGCACACTCCAAGAGGCCGGGACGATCACATGCAGGTCACCAAATTGAGCCCACAAGGGGCACGCGAAGTCCTGTCGCATGAGGGCTTCGTCAGTCGCGCCTATCGCGACCCCGTCGGTGTGCTGACCATCGGCACGGGCTACACCAATCGCTCTCGGGTCTTCAAAGACTACTGGATCTCGACGCGCGGCCGGCCGTTGAAACCGGGCGACACGATCACGCGGGACGAGGCTCTCCGCCTCCTGCCGAAGATCGTGGACGAGGAATACGGCGCTGCCGTTGTGCGATCGATCCGACCTAAGCTTCAGCACCACTATGACGGCGCGGCATCCGTTTGCTTCAATCTCGGTCCGCGCGCGGCCACATGGCGGTGGGCGAAGGCGCTCGCCAGGGGCGATGCCCGCACCGCCGCCGAACTGCTGCGCAAGACCGGCACCACAGCCGGCGGGCGCCGTCTGCCGGGTCTGGTGAAGCGCCGCCAGGCGGAGGCTCTCCTGATCCAGCGGGGCGTCTATTCGGCCGCCGGGGCCGGCGCAATCCGCGTTGAACCGCGTGAGACCGTCGCCAAGGCGTCCAGTGCGTCGGAGGAGTTGCGACGGTATCAGACGGTTCTTGCCCGCCTCGGTCATTACACCGGCGCGCTTGATGGGCTCGCCGGCCCCAAGACAACGGCGGCCGTGCGCAGCTTCCAGAAGGATCACCCGCATCTCACTATCGATGGCGTGCTGGGGCCTGCAACAGCGGCCGCCCTGGAGCGCGCGGCTGCAGCCGGTGATGCCGGAACGACGACCGGCGTCGGGGCACTGGTCTCGGGCGCGGGTGTTGCCGCTGCCCAGGGCAATGCCCCGGAATGGGTGCTTTGGGTTGCTGGCGCCGGGCTCGGGCTTGCCGTTCTCGGTGGAGCCTTCGTCGCCTGGCGCTACCGTGACGAGATCCGCCACCGTGTGGCCGGCTGGTTCAACCGGAGGGCTTCGGCATGAGGGGATGGCGGACGCTGATCGTGAACGCGCTCGTCGCGCTGCTGCCCATTCTGGCAGAGGTGCTTCGCTGGCTGGACGGGTTCGACTGGTCGCTCTACCTGGCCCCGCGCGACGCGCTCTGGGCCATGCTGATCGTCGGCGGTCTGAACATCTTCCTGCGCCGGATCACTCGCACTCCGATCGGCGTAGGTGACGCATGAGCTGGCTCCTGTCGATCGTTCTGCGCTTCGCCTCATCCGGCCTGGTCGAGCGGACGCTCTCTTATCTGGAACGCCGTCACGCCGAGGAAACGGGGCGCGAGAAGCTGCGCACACAGGTCGAGATCGAGGCGATCCGGGCGGCCGTTGCCGAGACGCAGGAACTTGCGAGGTTCAACTCCGCGAAGCTCGAGCACGTCGCGTTCTGGTGCTTCGCCGCGCTGTTCGTTCTGCCGCTCGGCGCCTGGTGGGCGGCGGTGATCGCCGACAGCATCTTCCGCTTCGGTTGGGGCGTCGCGACGGTCCCGGTTCTGGAGAACTGGGGCGGCCAGATGATCCAGTGGCTGTTCTACGTCGGCGGCGGCGTCGCCGCTCTCCGGTCGCTGCGGTAGGTGGTGACCAATGATCTATGACTGGAAAACCCTGGACGCGGCTCTTGGTGTCGTCGCCGTTCTGATCAGCTTCGGAACCATGATCTACACATGGCTGACGCGCGGCGCCCGCAAGAACACCCAGGCGATCGCCGAGCTCAAGGCTGATCTGGAGCATCAGGAAGGCCGGATCGACAAGATCGAGACCAAGCTCGATGCGCTGCCCGACCGAGAGGATTTGCATCGGCTCGACAAGCAGATCGAGGGCATGAACGAACGGTTCAAGGGATTTGAAAACACCTTGAAAGCGGTTCAACGGGCGACCGAACGCATCAGCGATTACCTGCTCAGCTCCGGAGGGAAGTCGTCGTGAGTTTCGCCGAACACATCGCGGCCGATTGCCGCCTGATCATCTTGCGCGCGCTCGCCCAGGAAACTGATCACCAGCTCAACGAGACCATCCTCGTCGCGATCCTGGAGCGGTTCGGGCACAGGAAGTCCCGCGACTATGTCCGCACGCAGCTTCGCCGGCTTGCGGATCTCGACGCGGTACGACTGACCGAGGCGGGCTCCATCCTCGTCGCCACGCTCCGCCAGGCCGGCCTTGACCACGTTCAGCGCCGGGCGCTGATCGAGGGTGTGGGCGTTCCTTCGCCCGAGGCCTGACCATGACCAAGGGACGCGGCCGGCTCTCGGCGATCGACCTTCTGCCTGAGGAATGCGACGCGATCGTCGCCTGGGCGGCCCAGGCTCTGACCAGCCGCGACCGCACGCAAACGGAAATCTATGCGGAGTTCCGCGAGAAGCTTATCGCTGTCCAGGGCGAGACCGGCGCGAGCTTCGACGTGCCGTCGTTCTCGTCCTTCAACCGCTACTCGGTCAAGTTGGCCGCCATGGCGCGCCGGATCGAGGAAACCCGCAACATCGCAACCGCCCTGAGCGACCGCCTGGACGCGGCCGCATCGGATGACCTCACGATCATTGCGAGTGAAGCCATCAAGACGCTCGTGTTCGAGATCCTGCAGTCGGCCGGTGATGGCGGATTGTCGACCAAGGGAGCGCAGGAGCTGGCCAATGCGCTCCGTGCCGCCGCCGCCGCCCAATCCGTATCCACGTCCCGCCGTCAGAAGGTCGAGGCAGAGTTCGCCGAGAAGGTTGAAGAGGTCGTGGACACGGTCGGCCGGGAGGCCGGGCTGTCCGGCGAGCGCATCCACCAGCTCCGCCGTGAGTTCCTGGGCGTGCGGACATGATCCCGTCCGAGCAATCCCAGGACCTCTTCGCCGGCCCGCCGCTGATTTCACGCGATCCGGACGCGCTGCCTGGCGAACTGCCGCGTGGCGCCGAGATCCCCGATGATCTCGATCCGCTCGCGGATGGCGTCCTGATGCTTCACCAGATCGAGTGGCTCGAGGACAAGTCGGACCTCAAGCTTGCCGAAAAGGGTCGCAGAACCGGGATCACCTTCGCCGAGGCCCTGGACGATACCCTGATTGCCGCTGCCTCTCGCTCGGCCGGCGGCGACAACGTGTTCTACATCGGCGACACCAAGGACAAGGGGCGCGAGTTCATCGGCTATGTCGCCAAGTTCGCGAAAACGATCGGCGAAGAGCTGGCGGCGATCGAGGAGTTCCTGTTCGAGGATCAGAAGGCGGACGGCTCGACGCGAATGATCTCCGCCTTCCGCGTTCGCTTCGCCAGCGGCTACCGGGTCGAGGCGCTCTCGTCGCGCCCGGAAAACATCCGCGGGCTTCAGGGCATCGTCGTGATCGACGAAGCGGCGTTTCATCAGGACGTGCGCGGCGTGCTCGATGCGGTCAACGCGCTCCTGATCTGGGGCGGCAAGATCCGGGTGATCTCCACGCATAACGGCTTGTTGAACCCGTTCAATGAGCTCATCCGTGAAGCGCGCGCGAAGAAGAACGGCTTCAACGTCCATCACATCCCCTTCGGCACGGCGGTGAAGAACGGGCTGTTCCGGCGGGTCTGCCTGATGAAAGGCGAAGCTTGGACAGAAGACGGCGAGCGCGCCTGGGAACAGAAGATCCGCGGTGCCTATGGTCCGCGCCTTGCAGCCATGCGCCAGGAGCTTGATGCTATTCCCGCCGAAGCGGAAGGCTCGGCGCTCACCCGCGTGCAAATCGAAGCCTGCATGGAAGCGGGCATCCCGATTGTTCGATGGGCCTGCGACGACGATTTCAAGAACGCCCCGGAGCACATCCGCAAGGCCGAGACGCTCGACTTCTGCGAACGCGAGTTGAAGCCGCACCTGGCCGCGCTCGATCCGCTGTTGCCGCATGTCTTCGGCGAGGACTTCGCCCGCAAGGGCGACCTGACCGTGATCAACGTCATGGCGATCACGCGCTCGCTCGTTCGCCGTTCGGGTCTGGTTGTCGAGCTTCGGAACGTTCCGTTCGACCAGCAACGCGACATCCTGTTCTACATCGTCGATCGCCTGCCGCGCATGTCGGGCGGCGCGCTCGATGCCACCGGCAACGGCGCCTATCTCGCCGAGGTCGCCTCACAGAAGTACGGCCCCTCGATCATTGAGGTCAGCCTGTCGCGCGCCTGGTATCTCGCGGAAATGCCGGCCTATCTCGAGGCGTTCGCGGACAAGACTGTCGTGCTGCCGGCGGACGAGGACATTCTGCGCGACCATCAGGCGCTTCAGTACTGCGACGGCGTGGTGAAGGTCCCGGACGATCACGCGACAACCGGCGCGGATGGCCTGAAGCGCCATGGTGACAGCGCCGTTGCCTCGGCGCTGGCGTATTTCGTGAGCCGACAGGATCTCCCCGAGTACGACTACGCGGCCGCCCGACACTCGCCGCTTGCGCAGATGGGCCACAAGGGCGGTCCCGCGCTGGACGATGACGACGATTTCGCCCGCGCGGGCGGCATCAATCCCGGACACTCAGGAGGCTTGTGGTGAGCACCTATCAGCTTGTCGATCCGCACGGGCGGCCCGTCTCCTCGCGCCAGCTCCTGACCGAGGAAGCAGCACCGACCCTGACCGGCGTGCGATCCGCCTGGGGCGATCCCGTTGCCTCCGGCCTGACACCGGCCGGACTTGCACGGCTCTTGCGCGATGCCGTTGAGGGCGAGCCGGCCGAATACCTGGCGCTCGCCGAGGAAATGGAGGAACGCGACCTCCATTACGCCTCGGTCCTGGGCACCCGCAAGCGGGCGGTCCTGGCGATCGAGCCGGTGGTCAATCAGCCGAAAGCCGGCGCGGTTGATGACAAGGTCATCGACGCCGTGCAGGAACTGGTCGAGGCGCCGATCTTCGAGGAGATGCTGATCGACGTTCTGGATGGGCTCGGCAAGGGCTTCTCCGTGGTCGAGATCCTGTGGGAGTACGGACGGAGCTGGCAACCACGCGAGTATGTCTGGCGCGATCCGCGCCACTTCCAGTTCGATCGTGAGACCGGGCGGAAGCTCCGTTTGCGCGAGGACGGATCGATCGAGGGGCGAGAGCTCTCACCTTATTCCTTCATCCGCCACATCCCGAAACTGAAATCCGGACTGCCGATCCGGGGTGGCCTGGCGCGCCTGGTCGCCTGGGCGTTCCTTCTCAAGAGCTACACGCTCAAGGACTGGGCCGCATTCCTTGAGGTCTTCGGCATGCCCTTGCGCGTCGGCCGCTACAACCGGAGCGCCACGCCGGACGAGAAGCGTGTGTTGCTGCGGGCCGTGCGCGACCTTGCAAGCGATGCCGCCGCGATCATACCCTCGGGCATGGAGATCGAGTTCATCGAAGCCAAGGGAGGTTCGGGCAACGCGGTCTTCGGCGCGATGGCGGATTACCTCGACGGCCAGATCTCCAAGGCGGTGTTGGGTCAGACCATGACCACCGACGACGGCTCATCGCTTGCCCAGGCGCAGGTGCATGAGAACGTGCGCTTCGACATCCTGCGCGCCGACGGCCGACAAGTTGCGACCACTCTCAACCGGGACCTGATCCGACCCTTCATCGCCTTCAACTTCGGGCCCCAGGAGCACTATCCGACCGTCGCCGTCCCGGTCGCCGAGGCCGAGGACATCAAGACCCTGTCCGAAGCGCTCAGCACGCTGGTGCCGCTCGGCCTGCGCGTGCGCTCTTCTGAAGTGCGCGAGAAAATGGGGCTGAGCGAACCCGAGGACGGCGACGACGTTCTTCGCGCGCCGGCGCCGGCAACAACGCCCCAGGCGGCACCTCCCGATGACGGGCAATCGGAGGAGACGGAAGACGAGGCGGCCGAGGACCAGGACGTGACCGCGAGCGCCGCACGGGCCTGCCCACAATGCGGCGGCTTTCATGCAACGGCCGCCGATGCCGACGAGCCGGATGATCTCGACGCGCTCCTGGACGATGCCCTGTCGGAATGGGGCACGGATCTCGCGCCGATGCTCGAGCAGCTTCAGGCGGAGTTCCAGGCGGCAACCTCCTACGAGGATCTCCGAACCCGCCTCGATCGTCTGGCGGGGGCGCTCGACGTCGGTCCCCTGGCGCGGCGCCTTGCAGATCTCGCGATGATCGCGCGCGGGCTTGGCGATGCCGGTTGACGTCCCCGAACAGTTCCTGACCGCCTCGCCGGAGGTCACGCGCTATTTCCGGGAAAAGGGCTCACGGCCGACCTTCGATTGGCGCGACATTGCCCCGGCCGAACATGCCTATGCCTTCACGGTGGCGAAGTCCGCCGGCTTCGACGTCCTGGACGATCTGCGCGCGGCCGTCGATGACGCCATCATCAACCGCGTTCCATTCGAGGAGTTCAGGGCACGCTTGACGCCGACCCTTCAGGCCAAGGGCTGGTGGGGGAAGCGCTTCGCGAAAGATCCAGCCGACGGCGTCTCAAAGATCGTGCAGCTCGGCAGCCCACGTCGGCTGAGGACAATCTATTGGGCAAACATCCGCACCGCCCATGCCGCCGGCGAATGGGAGCGGACCCAGCGCACGAAACGCTTCCTGCCGTATCTGGTCTACACGCTGTCGCTTGCCGAACGCCGCCGGCCGGAGCACCGCGCCTGGGTTGGCGTCATCCTTCCCGTCGATCACCCGTTCTGGGACACCCACTATCCGCCGAATGGTTGGGGCTGCAAATGCGGCGTGCGCCAGGTCTCCCGGCGCGAGGCGGAGCGGCTTGGCTATGATCCGCAGGCCGGTGGTCCTCAGATCGTCATGCGGCCCTGGCGGAACAAGCGCACGGGCCAGACGGTCAACGCGCCGCTTGGCATCGATCCGGGGTGGGACACCAACCCCGGCAAGACACGCGGTCGCAATGTCGCCGAGCTGCTGTCTGGGCGGCTTGGCGATCTGTCGACGCTCGCCCGCCGCGCGGCGATCGCGGACTTCACGGCGTCGCCGGCGTTCAAGGTGTTCGTCCAGGACGCGATCGAGACGGGATTGCATCATGCCGCCCGCGTCCCGGCGCTCAGGGCGCAAGGGCTGTCGGGCTTCGATCTCATCGATGCGCTCCAGGCCGAGCGCCGCTATGCCATGACACGCTTTCCGGTGGCGATCGCACCAGTGCGCTTCGGCGACGACTTTCTGCCCGTCATGATCGATGCGCGCACGATCGGCCACGCGGCGGATCACAGGCGGGTGGTCGACGTGTCAGCCTGGCCGGACTTTGGCGCGATCCTGAAGCGCTCCCGGGTGCGTCGAGATCTCGCCGGCACCTTGCGCGCCTTTGATCCGGAGACCGGCCTGTTCCTGGTGCTCGATCCGCAAGGGAGCCATTGGCGCTTGCGCACGCTCTACCGCCCGCGCGGCAAGGCGCGGCACTTCGACAAGCAGCCTGGAACGGATGTGGAGTGAAGGGCACACGGGCAGAAGGTCGCAAACCCTTCGCTTTCGAAAGCCGAGCGCGCCCGAAGGCTTGATTTGCCCGTGTGCCGGCTTTAATTTTACGAAGAATGCTTGAAGATTGCAAAGAATAGCCGACGGCTTCTGTTATTTTCCTGACGCTACCGCTCTCAAAGTAAGCAGCCCTTAATGAAATCTGAGTTCGGACCGTATGGATTTTTGCAAATATTATAGCTATTTTGAAAACCAATTGTACGGCAGATCACAGTGCTCGATGATTAGAATTGGAGTTTCAGTGTGGCGAGGGGCGTCTCGAGCGGACTAGTGAAAATGAAAAATACTGTTGACGGGCTGCAAATTCTGGCTCCTGACGCTCTTCCGATCCTCGCGGAACTTGATTCCCGCGATGCCAGCCTTTGGCTGATGCCGTCGTTTGCAGAGGTGGCAGGCCCAGAAGCGACCGCTAGGGTGTTGGGCTTGCCCTGGGAACTCGTCCTGAGCGAGACCGCATCGGATGGCCTGCTCAAGTCTGTTGATGCTTTGGATAGCGCAATCGAGTCACCGCTCGTTCGCCGGCGGGGGCTGGTGCACGTCATCGATGTCCCGCCCTCAAATACCGTGCTGCCGCCCCGGAGCCTTCCAATCTTTCTGCTCAACGGCCGCAACGAGGCCGACAACGCAGGGTTTGCCGCTCGTGCACGCCGGATGGAAATGATCATGGAGTTGCAGCAGCGCGGGGTCAGGAACCTCGTGGTGCTCGGCGGACCCGATCTGACGCTGCCGGTTGAACTGGGGCAACTCTGGCAGGACGGATTCCAGTGCGGCCTGACGATCGTCAGCGATGATCCCGAGGCTCGGCAGAAGATCACTGAATGGTGTGCCGACGCGGGGGCGCGGCGGGTAACGCTGCTGCCTGCCTCTGCGGCGCTGCTGTCGGAAGCCCTGCATAGGCGTTATACAGAGCGCGCAGACGACCGGCTCATCATCCGCGTTCGGGACGCACAAGGGAACCGGCACCGGGTTGACCTGTCAGGACGCGATGATCCCGAGCATCCGCTACTGGGCAATTACGAACTTCTCTCTGAGGCCCATCTGGAATACGTGACGCCGGAGGGGTTGAGCTCGGAGGAAATCAACGAGTTCTTCCGGGATCCGTCGGCCTCATGGCGACCCTATGCAGCGCAAATGCCGTGGTCTCGAGACGAGCGCGCCCGGAAGACCTTAACAAAGGCGCTGCGGGACCTCGACCGTAACGGACCGGAGGCCAGCCGGATGTTCTTCATCCGGGCGGAATCCGGAGCAGGGGCGACCACGTTCATCCGCGACCTTGCCTTCGGGGCGGCCATGGACGGGTATCCGGCGCTAATAGCTACCCAAGCTCCCTTTTCCCCCAACGGGCGCGGAGTAGCGAATTTCATCACCTCCTGCTTGAACGGCATCGCTTCAGCCGAAATCGGCAAGGGTTTGCGCCAGTACGAGGCACCTTGGCTGATCGTGTTCGATCGGTCGCAGTGGGAGGGACGCGAAGGGGATATCGCCACTTTTGCCAGGCAGATCACGGAGGCTGGACGTCGAATTTGCATCGTCTTCGTTACCGATGCGCTACTACCGGTCGCCATCTACGCCGAGAAGCGTCTGGAAAATCTGTGCGATCTAACTCATGAGATCTCGCAGGACGCGGCGATGGCCTTGGGCCGGCACCTGAACCAGTTTCTTAAACCACTGGGTACCGCGCGAGATGCCCACGAATGGCAGGCATTCATCAACCACTCTCTCGTCGGCCCCGCGGCAGGGCGCTCGGTATTCTGGATCGCGCTGGCCTTCTGGCTGCAACGGCAAATTGACCTAACCGAAACGGTACAGGGCTGGCTTTACGAACAGTTCCGGCAGAAGGTTGCTGATCATGTGGTGCGGCGCGCGATAGTCGACATCGCCGCCATGAGCACGGTGCGCCAGCTTCTGCCTGAAATACTGCTGCCACGGTCCGAAGACTTTCCGACCCGTGACAAACTCTCTGATCTGCAATCGACCGTCGGATCCTTGGGCGTGGTGCGCCATCGCTTTAACACGGTAAGCCACTGGGCGATGATCCACGATCAACTGGGACGGTTCCTTTTGACCGGCCTGTTTTACGATGCCCCCGCGCGCGCTTCGGCCGGGCTGACTGAGGCGCAGAATCCCGAGCACCTGCGGCTGATGGTTTTAGCGCAGATCGCCTCCAACCCGATGCTTGCGCACCCGGACCTGGTGGAACTGGCCGAAACCTTCGCCACTAGCATCTTCAAGATCGACCCCGGACAAGGCCGCAGCGAGTTCGCCCTCTATTGGCGCGAAGCGCTGGAGGCTCTGGACGCTATGCCGGAAGCATTTCGGATGACCAGCCGGACGTTTCTTCACCATGGCTCGATATCGCGGCGGCGCATCGCAAAAGACGACGTCATGTTCCCGATCACCGATGACGAGCGCGCCGATTTGCTACGGCGCGCTACCGGGGATATCGAAGCCGCGCTGGCTCTTGAGTACGACCCAGGCGGCGAGCCTGACCTGAACCTCTACAATTCGCTCGCTCATGCATATCACGACCTCGCCGAGGTGGAGGCACGTCGCGGAATGCCGGCCGAACAAGTGGTGGCCCTGCGCGCCAAGGCAAACAGGGCGACCCAAAATGCCTACAGGCTGAACCCTGACAATTCCTACGTTCTGGAAGTCTATGCGCGCGACCGGCTCATAGGGGCTGATGAGGATCCGGACGGCGCGGCAAGTGTCGCGCTAGAGGTTTTGGGGATCGTCTACGGGGCCATGCAGCGAGAGACCGCAGAGTTGCGGCGAAACGCACTGTCGCGCCTCGCTGACAAGGCTTTCGAACTGCTGCTTCGTTCAGCCGGGGCGGTGCGTGACACCGAGCCTTCATCTGAAGGCGAGGCAATCCAGCAAGCACTGTCTGCCTTGGGCGAAGGGATAACCAGGCGTGAGGGCATGTCGCTGGATGACTTCCCCCGCGCGAACCGGATCGATGCGGCTGCCCGGTTAGGGCATCCACTGTTGCGGTCCAACGCACAGGCGGTCCGACTGCGCTACATCTTGGCCTGTATGGATCACCCGAAGGACTTCGCCCTGCAACTGGAGTTGCTCGAAACCCTCGACGGCAGCCGGGCGATCCTTTCGCCGCAGCTAGAGCTGGAATTGGCGCTTCTCATGCATCAGAGAAGCCGCCACCACGAGGCATCGCGGCGGTTCCAGAAATTGCGCCAGCTCTGGGCGCGAGGTGAACACTACGTAGAAGTTCCGGACCGTCTCCGCTGGTTGATCGACGAGAGCACGGGGAATAGGCGGCAGGTCCGCGCCCGCATCGCCTCGGGTGGAGACGGAGCACGATTTCATGCCAGGGTCCAAGAACTCCAGAACGACCGGGTCCCGTTTCGTATAGCCGAGTTCGATGGCAACCAACTGCGGCCTGGCATAAATATCAGCGGCCTCATCTCCTTCGGCCATAACGGTCCGCTACTGCGGCCGCTGACGGCAGGTTGAGCGGTGATCGGACTTGTAGAGAGATACGCCAGTGGAAAAGGCTGGAACGTCGGCACGGCTAATGTCCTTGTCGAAGGGACGAGCGATGTCCGCTACCTGCGCCTCGCAAGAGATCTTTGGCAACGCGAGAGCAATCATGACCTCTTCGACTCTGGATTTGCGATATTCGAAGCAGGGCTGAAGGATGATGGCGGCGTTCAAGGGGTAGTGCGAGAGTTGCAGACGCTGCGGCAGATGGCTTCCCAAGACGCAGCAAGTCTAACGACCGAACGAAAGTTCGTGGGGTTGTTTGACAACGACCACGCGGGCCGTAAGCACGCCCGCATGCTCTGCGAGATGGATTTCCGGGTTAAGCACTACCGGGACGTGTTTCTGTTGCATCCGGTCATGCCGGCTTCGAACGGCGTCCTTGGTCCTGAACTGCAGCGCCGTGCTGAGGCGCAGAACAGCAGTTGCGCAGGGCTGGATTGGGAGATTGAGGATTTCCTGCCCGAGGATCTGATCCGGGAGTTCTGCGATGCAAACCAAGGTGCACTGAGCAGCAAGAAGACGATGGCCGGCCGCACACATTTCGAGTTCACGAGGGAAGGCAAGAGGCTTTTACAAGGTTTTGTCGCTGAGGAGGCGAATGTTGATGACATGATAGAGCTCATACGTTTGATCTGCACACTGCGCGACTACCTAGGCTTGGAGCATCAATCAATGCGTCCTTGAACGAGAGCGTTTCAATACGAGGATCGAACGATGAGTTGGTGCTCTAAAGTCTCGAAATTAGGTAATTTGGCGTCTCACATTTCACGCTTCGACTGGCACCCACTCTACGAAGCTTTTTGAATTGACCTTTGATGTATTGAGCCACACGTCTCTTGCAACACGCGAGACGCTTCCAAGCGCGCTCCGCCCCCTCTTACCCGCCGCCATCCCCAAACGTGCGTCCTACCCCCTTTGAAACCCCTTTAACGGCGATCCTGAGGGCGGGGCGGGGCTGACATTTGCAGCCGGCGACGATTTCGGGTGGTTTGAGCTCTTCGACATGACACTGTCAGGGGCGCGAGTGCGGCGAGCGTCACGCACTTTGTGACTGACCTGCCCCCCGGTAGATCCCTCAGTCTGATGTAGAGTCTGCTCAACCGCGAAGGAGCAGACGAATGAGGAAGAG